AAACCCATCAATAAACAAATCCCTATAATTCATCTCCTGCAACTTCCTTGATGTTGCTACACCCATTCCTCCTGTTATATCAATAACAATGAACGCGTTATAAAGAATACCCCACTTGTATGCAACTGATGCTAAATCATCAGGTGGTATCTTCCCAATATATTCTAACACCTGCTCCCTTGAATCAAAGTCAATAATATTAATGGAAGAAAAGTCATCACTATCACCTCTGCTAACATCCACCCCCATAATATATCTATGCCCCTCTTCTGGATCTTTCCATTGCCATAATGTACCTTGCATGTATTTTTCCTTGGGAGGTTTAACCATTGTTTTAGCAATTCTTTCCATTGTTTCAGAAGGAATAACGCTGTCACCAGATCCCAAGAAGTCACACTCTAATTCTTGTGCAATTTTTCTTTTATCATACTTGAATTTTTTAGACATAGATTCAAACCAACTTGAATATGGTTTATAACCCTGGTCCATATATTCTTGATATTTCATTAGATCATAGTCCGGATCATTAAGTGTGATTTCCTCATCATTATATTGTTCCCTATTCAACATATAATGAACAATATCATCTACTTTTAACCAAGCTAAATCTTTTGTATATCTTGGGTCTTTGAACCATCTTAAATCCGTTATATGAAAATCATTAATACCTCTAATAGCTTGTTCATAAACACCGTAATATATTGGGTCATAACCGTTTGGTGTTGAAATTAATATGATTTTACCTCCGGTTGATAACGATGCCATAGATGCTGCCCAAAAGTCTTCACCAGCTTCAATATATGCGGCCTCATCAAAAACTAATATGGTTGGTGTGTAACCACGTAACGCATCTGATGATGTAGCAACAGCTTTAACCTCACAACCATTATTTAATCTAAATCTACTTTCAGAGTTTTTATCAGGATGAAACCCAACATTAATCCAATCTGGCCACTGATCCAAAAACATTCTCACTTTATTAGCCATTTCTATTGCGGTATCTCTTTTATTCGCAATAATCAACACTCTTTCGGGGTTTTCTGGTTTTGCTAATTGTAATTTCTTAGAAATCCAAGCAGCAGTAACAGTAGATACACCAGCTTGTCTATATTTTCTTGTGATATTTTCATTAAATTGTTCGTAATCGTTTAGTAATTGTATTTGATCTGGAAACAACTCTAGAGGTACAAATTTCTTTTGTGTGTTGTCATATGTTTGAAGATACGTTTTAAGCGCGTAAGGTGTATCTTTCATTACACGTGCATATTCTTTTAATTGTTCAATTTTGTTGTTCATATATATAAATACAAAAGGTGTCGAATTCGACACCTTTAAGTTAATTTAGATTTTTTTATTAGCTTGGTAAATCAATACCTAAATCACCTAGAAATCCTAATAAATCATCTGTATCGGTATTATCTGATGTTTTATTTAATTCATCATCAAATTGTTTCATTGATTGTCTATAGTCATAATCATTGATCTCACCATTTATCATTTGATAAAGCAAACCCATCAATCTTTTTCCATTTTCAGATCCAGATAAAACTTCTTTTAAGAATACTAAAAATTCTTTAGCTGGTTTAGCAACGATTTTTTGAAATAAAATTAATTGCATACCAACTTTATCCTCGTCTGTTATGATTTCTTCAGGAAAAGCATTTTTTATAATGTCCCATATAGCTGGGCCCAATCTAAAATCCCAAATTTCTTGTTGTAACGTGTCTTCAAGTTCAATTACCTTTGATGCAATTTCTTTATCTTTAGGTTGCCCATGTAATGCTGCAATTACTTCATACGTTCCTTTCATTAATTCGTGTACTAAAATAGGAAAACTAATTGCAGTTGCAACAACTCTTGGCGGCGTTTCGTTTGGAAAAATTCTTTCCTTGCCTCCCGCCATAGGTGTGCCACCACCGCCACTTAAACCAAGTTGATAGTTACCTCTTTGCCATAACATCGCTTCTGATGAAGACATAAGTGTTCCATATAAAGCGGCGATATTTCTTTCACCTGTAATTTCAATTAATCGTTCGTTTGCGTAATTATACATGTAATGACCTTTTGATGATGCTCCCGCCATCATAGCATTGATCATTCTTCTTTTCGCTCTTTCTAATGTAAGGTCCTCAACATCATCTAATATTTCTTTATCTAGTTCGATTTCTTCTGGTTCCATCTCATCAGGGTTTTTATTTTCAAACCCTTCTTCATCAGGTCTATCGATTGACGCTTCATAAACTATATCACCTTCTTCAACCCCAAGTTCCTTCATTACTAATTCTATCGCTAAATTTTCCAATTCCCCTCTATGTCTCAGCTCAATATTATAAATTCTATATGAAACTTCCATCATTGTGTTTAAAATACTCTGAGCATTTCCAGAAGAAAGTGGTGGTAATCCCGTGTATCTTCTTACATTAGCAACAATTTGTTTATATCTTTCTGAAGCTAGAAGTTCTTCAAAATTTGAATGTGGTTCATTAACACTCTGTGGAAAATTTACCTTTTTAAAAGGATGTTCTCTAGTTTGTAAATCACGTTGAATATCAGGATGTGGCCTATCAGCCGAATCAAAAGTCATTGGCATTTCATTAAGATTTTCTTTCAATCTTAATAATAACTCTTTTTTAGTAATTTTCATAGTCTAATTATTCAGCTGCCATTGGCATTGAATTCAATTTTTTAGTTTTAGCTTTTGGTCTTGGGTCTACAGCAGGTTCTTCATTAGGATTTCTAAAAGGAGCCCTTCTAGGATCTCTTTCAGGTCTATCTACATCAGGGGTTTCTTTTGGTGGAGCATCAATTCCTGGTGCATCTTTTTCTGGCGCTTCTTTTTCACCCGCACTAATAATACTATCAAAACTCATAAATTCAGGAATTCTTGGTACATTCTTCTCAGATAATTCAACATCAGATTCATTTAGTTTTTCTTTAATTAAAGAAACCATGTCGCCTTTTGTTACCAAACTATGATAAGTTGTTTCAACTGTGTTTTCAACAAACTCGTTTAAATTTTTTAAATTAAGTTTTTTTTGAATAGCCTTTTTCTTTGCTTTTGCTTTTAATTTTGAAACTGGTATAACCTCATCTTCCTTAACTTCAATTTTTGTTTTATCAACTTTTGGATCTTTTAGTATGCTATTCAATGTGGCAACATCTTTTGGATCTTTACTATTATAAACAGTTTTTGTTGTTGTAACTGTTTGAGCTTCTTTCAAAACTTTATTAGCAAATTTCTCTAATTGGATATCATTAAATTTAACTAATGTTTTTTCTGTAAATCCTTCAGACATTAGTTTTTCTATTAATTGAGCTCTATTCATTTTAATTTAAAATTTATTTCTTCGTTAATTAATCTAAGCCCCTTTGTTGCTAATTTGGTAGTAACACTTTCTAATTCTTCAGCAAAATGAAAAGAGAGTCTTATTGGCCTCTCTTCCGCTTCCATATCAAAAACTTCCCACCCTAAAGCAACAATCCCATCAACAGCGTCGATTACACCAAAATAGTCAGAATTTTGCACTAGTTCAAGTTTTAAATCAGAATTTTTTAACAACCCAACTAGATCTATACTATCAACTTCCGGTGGTATCGCTCTACCTGCAGACGGGATTATAAACCACTCTTCAACCAATGTGTCTGGATCATTACCAAAGATAAATTCGTATTGTCTCTGGCCTTTATAATCTTGACCCAGTTCATTGATATAGAGTAGATACATTATTCAAAGTATTTGCTTAATGTTGTATTAATACTTTCGTTTATTTCTTTTAATTCTGGGGTGATATCCATGTTGATTTCCTCAACCTCTGGTTCTTTATCATCCTCACCATCGGTACCAAATACCATGAATTCACCTAAATCTTGTTCTTCTTGTTCTTCGCCTCCAATTTTAGAATTAATCAATTCTTCTAATTTAGAAATTCTTTCAGCTAAATCATCTTCTGGTGCTGGTGCTGGTTCTTCTTCTGGTTCTGGCTCTTCTTCAGGGGCTGGTTCTTCACTTGGCGCTGGTTCGGCTCCAGCTTCTTCATCTCTTTCAAACTTTTTACCGATTTCCTCGATATCGTCATCTTCCAATTTGTCAAGATCAACAGCAGATATAACCATGTTTAAAACATACTTAATATCGTCACTTTCCATTTTCGGTTGTTGGTCTCTTAATTCTTGACCAAGCTTACCTGCAAATTTTTGTATTTCAGCCATATAATCTGATCTCTTACCTTCTTCAGGAGACATTGCTGGATCAGACTCTGGTGCCGCTGCTGGCTCATCTGATGACATTTCAGGTGCTGGTTCAGCACTTGGTTCTGGTTCATTTGATGATGGTAATGCCGCTGGTATATCATTAACAGCGTCTTGTGGAAGCGAAGCTTCTTCTTTAGGTTTGTTTGCTTTTAAAACATACTTCGTTACTTCTTCGTTTAATTCTTGAGATTTTAACAACTCAAGTCTTTTTAACGCTTCAGCATAAGATGTGAATCTATTTTTATTTTTCATAAACAAACCACCAATATAATCTAGTGTTTGTTCGTTTAGACCCTTTTTTACATAATAACCATCTTTTTCTCTAACGATGCCATAAACGCCGTTAGAACTTTCTTTTACCAATTCAGCAGTTTTACTCTGATTTGAATTAGATGATTTTTGATTGTAGTAAGCCAATTCAAGGATTCTTTTGATCTTATCGTCTCCTTGCAGCTTTTCACTACCTACAGGTTTTAAATCTCCCATTGTATTAATATTAAAATAAGCTTATTCTTAATCAATAAATATTAAATAAAAGGAAAAAAATACAGTTAGCAATTATGGGAGGGATAATTTTTTGTTAGAGACATCCTTTTTCAGGTCCATTAATTTTTCAATGTAACCATTTCTTCTCAATAACTTGAATGTTAAATTTTCATATGAATACTCCCCACCACTTGTTAAACCACTCTTTCTAAACTTTTTAAGTTTATCTCTTAAGCCTAATATTTGTTTAGTAACGTCTTCTCCCGAATTAAAATTATTAATTAATGCGTCGATTTTTTTTGCAAAGTACTCCCCTTTATTTAAAATTTGATTAGTATCGATGTTTTCCTTTTTTACCGAGGGTTCTACAATCCATTCATTATTTAATATTGAATAAACGCCAGTAGATGAGTGCTCTTCATCAATATCCTGTACATATATCTCAACATCAAACCCTTTTATTTTTATATCATTTTGTTCGTTCCACAACCCTTTTTTAGAGTCAAAAAACTCTTTTACAATATCATTTAGTATTGATGAACTAGTTTTATCTCCTTCATTTAACTCATCCATATCAACTAAAATATGTAAATCAACATCAGAATATTCGGACCAATTGTAATTAGCTAATGAACCAGTTAATATAACATCATGAATAAAGAAGTCCACCCCAGCAAAATCAATAAAATTATCTGTTATTTCTAATAGTCTATCAACAATTTCTTTCTTCATTGTATATGAACCATTAGCCCCCATGTCAAATATAAGTGGACACAAATGATCCTTAATCTGAAAAGATCTAATGATTTTTTTATCTACCTCAGGATCAGATAATTCTAAAAGTTCGTCTATCAAGTTGGCCATTAACTAATTTTTTTAAAACTATATTTTGTTTTAATGTTTGAATTTAAAAACGAACCTTGAGAATCACTCATTCTAAATTTCGTGAAAAGCTCCCAGGGCACGCCCTCATATTCATAAATACTCCCATTATTAAACACAATAGTCAATAAAGACGTTTCCGTGTTATAAGTTGCGGATTTAATATTTGTTGACTTGATATCAACATGAATTAACTTCCCATCAATTTTTTCTGATATAATTCCCATAGTCTCTTTTTATTAAAATATACGAGTTTTAAAAATAAAAAAAAAGCCCCGATTAACGAGGCTTTAAAATAAACACAATAAATGTTAATTAAGTGAAATCAACCTTTCTAAAGACTTTTTCTTGTCTATCGGTAATGTTAATTCTAAAATACCATTTTCAACTTTTCCAATGATATCTTTCTCCTTAACATCATCAGGAATGGTATAGTTTTTCACAAAGCTTTCAACAAAATGTGTTTTTTCATCTTTCTCTTCTTTTTCAAAAGAAATTCTCAATACACCATCTTTTGTTGAAATTTTTAGGTCATCCTTTGTTAAACCAGGAACAGACAAGAAAACTTTATACTCGCTTTCATTTTTGCGAATAGTTGATTTTGGGCTTAGTGTTGGGTGAGCACTATCAAAGACTCTATCCACAACATCAAAAAACGGATCTCTAAATAATGTAATCATAGTTTTATAAATTTTTATTTGATATTAACAATTTTTTTGCCAACAAACATGTTATGACATTTAGTCATATTTTTTTAAAACAATTAGACATTTTGTCAATTACTAAGTTTTTTTTTATGAAAAAAAATCCGTATGTTTGTTTATAAATCAAAATGTTATGCCAGTAGACTTCGAATACGAGGAGAATCAAAGAACAAACCCCAAAAACAGGAAAAGCACTTCAGGAACACCAATTCTTGATAATTTTTCTAGAGACCTTATTAAGCTAGCTCAAGAAGGTAAAATTGACCCTATAGTTGGTAGAGACAAGGAAGTGAAAAGAATTGCGCAGATTCTTTCAAGAAAAAAGAAAAACAACGCGGTTATTGTTGGTGACGCCGGTGTGGGTAAATCAGCGTTAGTTGAAAAACTAGCATTGATGATATCAAAAGGCGACTGCCCTTCAAATTTACTTGACAAACGAATAGTATCATTAGATTTAACATCACTAGTTGCAGGTACAAAATATCGGGGGCAATTTGAAGAAAGAATAAAAGCTATATTACATGAATTACAAGACAATCCAGACGTTGTTGTGTTTATCGATGAATTACACACAATGGTTGGCGCTGGTAATGCTAGTGGATCAATGGATGCCGCAAATATTCTAAAACCAGCATTAGCTAGAGGTGAAATTCAATGTATAGGTGCAACAACTTTTGATGAATTCAAAAAACATATTGAAAAAGATGGTGCGTTAGTTAGGAGATTTCAAAAAATTATTTTAAAGGAGCCAACCGAATCAGAAACAGTTGAAATATTAAATAATTTGCAAAAATCATATGAAGAATATCATAAGGTTTCATACGGAAGCGAAGTTGTTGAAACAATTGTAAGATTATCCGGAAGATATATGACTGACAAACAATTTCCAGATAAAGCAATTGATGTACTTGATGAATTAGGTTCAGAAAAACGAGTAATAACAAAAATTCCAGAAGTCATTGAAAAGCTGAAAAAAGAAATAGAAGAAATTAGAGAAAGAAAACTAGAAGTTGTTAAAAGCCAAAATTACGAGCAGGCCGCAAAGCTTAGAGATGAAGAAAAAAAAGCGGTTAAAAAATTAGAAGACGAAAAAAGTAAATGGCTCGACAAGCAAAAAGGTAATCTAATACCCGTTAGTGTAGAAGATGTCTATGATATTATTTCAAATATTACTGGAATCCCCATTACAAAAATAGATAGTAATGAAGTAAATAACCTATTAAATTTAGAGGTTGATTTATCTAAAAAAGTTATAGGCCAAGAAGATGCTATTTCGATCATATCTAAAGCAATTAGAAGAAATAGAGTTGGTATAAAAGATAATAAAAAACCAATTGGTTCTTTCATATTTCTGGGATCAACAGGTGTTGGTAAAACATATCTTGCCAAAAGCTTGGCACAATTAATATTTGGGTCAGATGATAAGGTTATTCGTGTTGATATGAGTGAGTATATGGAGAAGCATACTGTATCTAGATTAATCGGTTCTCCTCCCGGTTATGTTGGTTATGATGAAGGTGGACAATTAACTGAAAAAGTTAAAAATAACCCATTTGCTGTGATATTGTTTGATGAGATTGAAAAAGCACACAAAGATGTTTTCAACATTCTTTTACAAATTTTAGACGAAGGGCATTTAACAGATTCATTCGGTCGAAAAGTTAATTTCACAAATACCTTAATTATTATGACATCAAATGTTGGCGCAAAGAAAGTATCTGAATTTGGTGGGGGCGTCGGGTTTTCAACTAGCAGTAGTGAAACACAGCAGTACGAGGTTAGAAAAACTATGATTCAAAAATCTCTTAAGCAACAGTTTAATCCAGAATTTTTAAACAGAATTGATGATATCATTTTATTCAATCCTTTAAATGAGGATTCGTTAAGAAAAATTGTTTCATTAGAAATTAATAAATTAGTTACTAGGTTACAAGAAAAAAAATACATCATAGCTTTTGATGATTCTGTTCTAACGGAAATCATAAAAAGAAATAAAGATGAGGAATATGGGGCAAGACCAATAAAAAGAATAATCCAATCTTTATGTGAAGATTTTCTTAGTGATCAAATACTAATGGGTAATATTAAAGAAAACAAAGCTGTTAAAGTGGTTTTTAAAGAAAAAATGATTTTAAAAACAAAAATCATATAATTTTTAACTAAATATTTGACTTTTTGTGAAAATCACATATATTTATATGCTTGAGGTTCTCTTTGTCGATTACCTTTTCGTTTTTTTCATAAGTAAGCGGGGTTGAACCCGCCGAAAGACCTTAAAACCCCGACATCCTGTTGGGGTTTTTTATTTTATATTTTGTTTTATCAATATTTTCCCGTATATTTAAGATAGTATGAAAAAATATACATTGATTTTCGCTCTTGGTGTAGCACTTACACTAACAGCATGTGGTTCAGGATCTGCCACAAACGAAGCAACAGATTCAACTGCTGCACAAGTTGATACAGCTGCTGTTACCACAGCTGACTCAACGGTAAGCACAACGGAAGCTCCAGCTGCACCAGCAACTGAAGTAGTAAAATAAGAAAGGGGCCAGGTTACTGGCCCTTTTATTTTTTTAAATGACCACTAATAATGAAAAATTTTGTTTGTAGTATCTGCAATAAGGACACTTCGAATGTAGATATTGACTATTTGGTTGGTTTTGACCATCTATCATGTGTCCTAGAAACAGAAAAATCAAATCAGACTGAGCTATGCGTTTTATGTGGCGCAGTTACCCCATATAAATTTTATGAGCATGTTGATATGAGATACGGGTACGTTGAGGGCTGTGGACAATTATGTGAAAAATGCTATAATATGGGTACTGATAGGGAACAAATGCTGGTACCGACCAGTATAGTAAAAAACACCTCAAACGACGCTGAATTAGGTGCAAAAGTTAGAAGACTTTACTGGGAATCAAGATAATTTGTTTTTTTGATTTTTTTTGTTTATTTTTATACTATAAACAGACAAATGAAAAAGGACCCACAAACTAAAATCTTGTTCATTGTTACCATTATCATGCTTGTAATGGTTTTTTTTATTGCTAAACACTACAGAGATGAGGTGTATGCTTTAAAGATAGAAATTAAAAAACTCGAAATACTTATAGAAAAGCATGGAAGAAATGACAGTACAATACAAAGGTGATTTAATATTACTTAGAGGAATCCCTGGTTCCGGTAAATCAACCTTAGGAGAAATTATTTTACAAACCACTCAACAACAAAAGCCAGATGTACTATCTGCAGATAATTTTTTTGTTGATGAAAATGGTGTTTATAATTTTGACTCGAATAAACTTAAGGAAGCACATAACATGTGTCAACAAAAGTGTGCGGAAAGAATGCGTTTAGAATTTTCTAAAATTGTTGTTGCAAACACCTTTACACAAGAATGGGAAATGCAACCATACTTTGAAATGGCAAAAAGGTACGGTTACAGAATTCACACATTAATTGTTGAGAATAGACACGGTAGTAAGAACATACATAATGTTCCGGATGACAAACTGGAACAAATGAAAGATCGATTCGAAATCTCTCTTTAAGTGAGTAAATTTATTGTTTCATACTTTAACCAACCCCCAAAAAATCGTAATGGATTTTTTAAACAAATTAGAAAAATATTATCAAAATGGTTTGCTTTTAAAACAAACCCATCCAAGATACGATCTAACAATATGGAACTACACCCCTAAAGTTCAATATGAACGACTATGGGATGATATTACGTTACAATGCCGAGGACTGGTTACTAACTCAGAAGGTAAAATTATTGCAAGACCATTTAAGAAATTCTTCAACTACGAGGAACATAAACCAGAAGATATTCCAAATGAGGATTACGTTGTTTATGAAAAATTAGATGGATCACTAGGTATCCTTTTTAATTATAAAAATGAATGGATTTTAGCGACTCGTGGTTCTTTTACATCGCCCCAAGCAATCAAAGGAAAAGAAATACTCGAAAGACACGATATTAGCGCATGGAGAAAAGATAACACATATCTATTTGAAATAATTTACCCTGAAAATAGAATTGTTGTTGATTATGGTGATGAAGAAAAGCTAGTTGTTATTGGTGGTATTCATACTGAGACTAGCGAAGAAATACCTGACAGTAGTTTGTTTTGGACACAAGATTCTGGTTTTGAAGTTGTTACAACATATAAAACCTGGGGGGAAGGGTATGACCTACTTAAAGAAGAAATAAGTAAAGACAAAGAAGGTTATGTGATTCGATTTAAAAATGGTTTTAGAATGAAAATAAAGGGGGAAGAATATGTGCGTCTTCACCGGATATTGACCAATATCTCAAATAGGGATATTTGGGAATACTTAAAAGAAAATAAAACATTTAACGATATTATTGATAAAGTCCCGGATGAATTTTATGAGTGGGTTAAGAACACCGCTGATAGTATGGTAAAACAATATGAGAGTATTGAAAAAAAATCTTTAATTGATTTTGCCAATATCCAAAAAAACACTAATATTGAGGATAGAAAAAGTTTTGCATTAGAAGCATTAAAATGTGATAACCCTTCCATTTTATTTTCTATGCTAGACAAAAAATATTATGGAGACATAATATGGAAAATTATTTACCCAACTTATTCAAAACCCTTTAAAAATGATGAAAACTGAGAAAGACAAATTTAATGTTCACGTAAAAGGAAAGTACAAAAATTTTGAAGATTTTTTGGATAGAAACAAAGACCTCATTTATGGAGGTGTCATTGATTCTTTTAAAGAACTTCTCGGGTCCAGAAAAAGAAAAATTAAGTACACCGTAAATGCAACAGTAAAGCTTGACACCAATGAGATTGTAGAATGGAAAACAGAATTTTTATTGGTTAAGAATGAACCAGATATTCTGGTAGAACACATTATGCCTCATTTTGAGGAACAAGAAGATTATGAAAAATGTTCTGAAATATTAAATTTACACAAAGAGTTGACAAATAAATAAAAATATGGTATATTAGTTTATAAGCGTATAATAGAGGTACGTTTAGTCATTTCTTGCCAAAGAAAGCCCCTATTTCTATGGGGGTTTTCATTTTTATAACATTAATCTAGATCCAACTAAAAAATTGTGCATAATTGGTGTGCCAGGAGCCGTATTTAAATTTGCTTTATAATTTAAACTCAAACCAAACCTTCTAGTTATTTTATAATCAAAACTACTACCTAGTAAAAAACCAAAATGTCTATTTACAGTTGTTTGCCCCGTTACTGTATTATATGATATTGGTGAAGACATCATAAACACTTGTGGCGATACCGTTATTTTTTTATTATATTGATATGGTTTTGTCCAAAAAACAACCATTGAGGATGATAAAGACATATCATACTTTTTTTCTATATTTTTTGTGAATAAAGAAATCAAACCAACATTATAACCATACGTTCCTCTTTTTATATGTGGTTTAATCCAAGTATACCCCATTAAATTCATCAATGTACCATTTAAATACGCAAACGTTGATGAATAGCTATTAATTGCACTCAGTTTACCATTTTTAAAATCCATTTTTGTCATTCCACCCGAAAGAGCAAATTGATTTAAAGAAGACCATATCATTGCATTAGCACTATAAGTTTTATCCCCCATCAGAGACGATTTACTCAACCCCAAAGATAAAATAACATCAAATTTTCCATCTATATTTTGTGCACTTGTTAGATCGGAGGCTAATAATAGTGGATTCATATTTTGTTGTTTCTTTTTTTCTTCTTTTTTCTCTTCTTTTTTTTCTTCTTTAGAATCCTCTTTTTTCTCTTTTTTCTTTTCTTCTGACTTAGATTCCTCTTTCTTTTCTTCACTTTTGCTTTCTGATTTTGATTCTTCTTTAGATTCGGATTTACTTTCTGACTTTGTTTCTGACTTAGATTCACTTTTTTGTTCGGATGACGATGAACCACCACCACTCTTATTATCAGATGATGAAGATGAAGAAGAAGAACCGCTTGAAGACGAAGATGAACCACTTGCACCCGAAGAAGATGTTGACGCAGACGCACCACTACTTGCCGCAGAGCTACCAGCAGAGCTCGCCGAAGACGATGCAGCAGATGAAGCCGAAGACGATGCAGCAGATGAAGCCGAAGAGCTTGCGGCCGCTGAAGCTGATGAACTAGCGGCAGAATTAGCGGCTTGAGATGCCGCTTGTGATGCGGCCTGAGATGCTGCTTGTGAAGCCGCTTGACTAACAGCTTGTGTTACTGTCTGTTGAACAACAACATTTGTTGGGCATGCCCTTGAGCTATACGCCGCATATGTTGCTTGTAGCCAAACCTGCATTGCCCCACCCTGAACTTCAATTGCTGTAAATGTTCTAATTTGGTCATAAAAAGAAACAACAGCATTTCCATTTACATATGTTGTTGTTGCTACTTTTATTTCACCAGTACATTTATCAACAAATGTTTGTGTAAATGTTTGAGCATTAATCTTACTAGAACATAAGATTATAAAAAATATGAAATAAATAAATTTATTTTTTTTCAATTACTTAAAAGTTAAGACCTAATCCAAATGTTCCGTTTCTTTGAACTGGATCATAATCAAATTTTATTGTTGCATTTTTTAAATCGTGCAACGCGCCTATTTTTACAGTTGTGAAACGATCGCTGTATTTTGGGAATGTAATGTACCCAATATCATCTTTACCTCTATATTTAACAAACTCATTTGCTGTCCCTAACATAAAATGAACACCGGTTCTTTTTATTCTTTTACCAACCCCAATATAAAAAGAACTTAGTTTAACATAATCATTAACAAGTGGAAAATCAACTTGTGTTATTGTACCATAAGGGAAAAATGTTGAATTGTCTCTCTCATATGTTGTATTAAATTCAGTAATAAAGTAACCCTTATTTCCAATGGTGAAAAAACCGCCAATTTGTTTATCTGTTGTTTTTTGTAAACCAAAACTTATAATAGGTTTTTTTCCTCTTATTGTATCCCTTTTACCATCACCGTAAACGTAAACTCTAGCTGGTTGCCTATACCCCCAATCATTCCAGTACCACATAGGAGAATAAAAATTCCATCCAAATGCTGGCGCCCCCCATAAGTCCCACCTATTCCACCCCCATCCAAATCTAGGGCCATAAAGCCAAGGATCGCGCACAATAATGTTAGAGCCTGGCTTCGTTGTTTGTGGTCTATTAAATTCTTTAGGATTAGTATTTCTCCACATACTAATATCGCTTCTTTGCCCCTGAATTGATGGTGTACTAGGAACTCTTGATGGCGAATTAGATCTCCATGAACTTGTTTGGCCAAAAATTAAAGCTGGTAATAAAATCAGTACGAATAATATCTTTTTCATAACTCTAATATTTTATATTATATAAATATCAAAAAAGGGGAGTCTTAGACCCCCCTTTATTATATATCTTTAATATTGATATTTTATTTTGTAAAAATCCCCTTTTTAATCATTCTATCAAGAATGTTAGCACAAGCAATATCTAGCGCCTTTTTGGTTGCAATTGAAATTGTTGATTGATTAAACTTTATAGGATCAACCGTTGCGTCTGATAACAAAGTAAGTTCACGGCTTGTTTTAGCTTCACCCAATCCAGATGCCCCAAACATGGCACCAGTTTCAGCATCTGTAAATCTTACTTGAAGTCCTATACGTGTAACCATATTATCTTTAATACCGTCCTTAAGATTGATTGTTTCATCTTCTGATATTGAATAATCATAACATTCAATAGTCACAAAATATTTTGCTAATCTGATCTTACCTCTACCGTCTAGTTTATCTTCTGAAATACCAGCCTGAGACGCTTGGAATTGTTTAACCATCCTATTTTTAATTTCTGTTTTATCTTCGGTAAAAATAAAACGATTAAGATTTTCCAAATATTCCATAGAAATATTTGCAACCCCTAGACCAACTCTTTTTTCTTTCAATTCTGGGTACATTTCATATACCTCATCGGATATGCCCGCTTTTAATATTTGAATTGGGATTTGCGGGCCATCATAATCCATAAATGCAGAAATATCTTTTTTCTTTTCAAATTCTGCTTTATATTCTTCTGTTTTAGTTTTACCAATTGTTTGTGCTTGTAAAGTTATACCAATTAGCATAACGCTTAGAAATAGAAATATTTTTTTCATGTTAGTTGTTTTAAAATAAATATAAATGGGGAATGTTAACTCCCCCATTTTTTACTTATCATACCAAATGTTTTCTGGATTATTTTTAAAGGTGCCATCAACTTTCCAAGATATTTCATTAGAAATTTTTGTCATTTTATCCTCCTGATCTGTTGCCACCAAAAATACCGCATATAATTGGAAAGCAAGTGCAAACATAATCCACGTACCAGTTAAGATTAAAAATGTATTTACCACCACATTTTTAGTTCTTGCCATTAAATTTTTCATCTTTAATATGTGTTAGAGTTTTTATCCCTCCATTTCTTCTTCTTTTTTAGCATTCTTGTTGTTGATCCACTTATCTACGGATGCAATACCGAACGCTCCAAGAGTGATGACTAAAAAGCCATCAAAAATGAATTCGTTTATTACTAATGGTTTACCCATATAGCCTGTTACTAAATCAACAACTAGCGCAATTACCATACATACAAAAGATGCAAAGCCAACTACAGATTTTTCGTTAATAGAGTTGTTGTCATTAAATAATTCCTTTAAGAAACTTGCCATGTTTTTTAATTTTTCTGCGTTTATTTATTAACCCTCATCCTCGCCAAGATCTGGGTCTTTTATTTTACCACATTTAAGGCATTCTAAATCACCATCACCATCCGCATCGCCCCATACGTGCTCACATTGTCTATGTGCAAAGTACATGTCTATTTTACCATCCCCATCAAAATCAACACCATCCATCACACCATCACCATCTTCATCTACCTCAACACCAGTTCTAGGACTAGATGCTTCTTTTCCTATTGGTGGAACTTCGGAACTAATCGGTACCTGTTCAAACATATCATTTACCTTAGGCTCGTTTTTCATGTTTTCAACTGCTTTAGCAAATGCTTCAGGGATAATAGGGGTTGGGGGTTGGTTATTTACAGGCATATCAGCTGTGTTACTTAAAGAAACACCATCTTCTTCATCCATCTTTTGAACCAACATTTTATCCTTATCAGTATCACTAAACCAATAGTCGATAATCTTACCATAAGAACCGATAAAGGCACCTAATAATAAAAGGAGAAGTTCTTTCCATTCCCCACTAATTGCGGTTTGACCAATAATAGCACCAAATATGCCCATTATAATGATCATAAATCCGCCCAATACAATCGCAGTGATGAACCACCTACGTTTCATCATACTACCTAATAATTCTCTAAATCCGCTTGGTTTTTGTTCCATATATTATTACCATTTTGGTGCTTCTTCCTTAAACTCATCCCCTTCCTTTTTCTTATGTTTTGGTTGAGCTGCTGGTGAAGTTGGTTTTTCTACCACTCTTTCTTTGATTATGGTTGTATTACCGCCTGCGGCTTGTTGTTGTTGGTTTGAATTGGTAATATTGATTACTGGTGCTGGTGCGGCTGCTGGTGCGGCTTCTTTATCACCACCACCCATTAATGTTGTTAACCACACACCACCTGCGGTTACCACAGTACCTGCCACGCCTACAATTGTTTTTTTAAGACTTGACCAAGTACCTTCATTTGTGTTTTCTACTTCTTCTGACATAAAATTTAAATTTAATTTGTTTTATAGTTTATTAAAATCTGCGATCCCTAGCATCTTATCATTCGAATCAAAAAGTCCGATTCTATATGCCGATCTAGGTAAGGCCGTTGTATATACTTTCAAAATATTATCACCAGCTTTAACGGTGGTAACCTCTTTTGAAACTACTTTATTTCCAATATCAAGTATTTTTATTGTAACGCTTCCACTATATTCTGTTTTAACATTCATGGCAACCTCAGTTGTTACAAAAGAAGATTCAAGCTTTATGCCTGCAGAATTAGCAATTTTTAGATCTGGTTTAACAGATACTTCAGGAATTAATAAGTCGTCTTTATGACAACCGGCAAATAATAGAGTTATTGCCGTTAAGATTAATAGTTTTTTCATTTCGCGATAATAGTTGTTTTATTCATTTCTTTTTTATTGCCGTCTTCTAATACTAAATATAAATACTTGGATGGAAGTGATTTTGTATATATTTTAATTTTATTTGCCCCAATTATGCCTTTTATTTTTTCCTTACTTAAGACCTGGCCACTTGACTTATCCACTATTTTTAGAACGTAAACGCTGTCTGAGGTTAATTTAAACATCACCTCTTCCCCGTCAGTTATTGATGATTCAGATGTTAAAAATATGTCAGTTAAAGGCTTTGGCTGTGGTGGGATAGGTTCTATATCCATTTTTGTACACCCAATTGTAGCCAAAATACAACACAGTACTATTATTTTAAACTTTTTCATATATTAAAATTGAAAATTTGTCCCTACCATAAACATTATTGGATTTTCTTTTTTATAACCTACCGATTCAACTAAGGAATCCCAAGTTGTATTGTATCTTATGTTGGTATTCAACACAAATCTTTTAGTTATTTTCCAATCTAAAGATGTTCCATAATAAAGATCCATATTAAAATTTTTCACATACCCAAAATTATAATCAATCCCTTCTTTATATTTTTTATAAGCGTCACCCATAGCAAATATTTGTGGAGAAATATTGACCACTTTTGTTTTTATGGTATAAGTGTACATTAACATCCCCCTCAAGGTAAGTTCGTTTGATGAGGGTATTGTTGGATATATTAAATCTAAAAAATTACCGTTTTCATCAACAGTATATTCACCTTCCCACTCGCCTTGATAGGAATCCCAAAATGTTTTAGATACAATAAGGCTATAACCAAATGTCCCCCACTTTTTTGTTCGGTGAACATCTATTAGTGAAATATTAATATCTTTTTGGAAGTTAAAATCAGTTGAGTAAAATGTTTGTAACGTAGTGGTCCTCTTTTCTGTATTTCTTGACAAACCGTAACCCATACCATAGTATTTCCAAGTAGGATTAATTGACACAGCAAAAGAGTGTCCCCATTTACCATTTAAAGACAGTTTACTATACCCTAAATTTAATGTAGTGGAAACTTGTCTACCAATTATACCAACCGATAAGTTTGATGATGATAATATATCTTTTGAAAAATCAATATAAGATTCTAAAATACCCAAATCGTTCCAATCATCAGTTTCTTCAAACAACTCTCTGTTTGTTAATTCCAATGTGTCAGGTGTTGATATTTGTGCAGTTGAAACAAAACTGATACAAAGTAGCGATAATATGATTATTAGTTTTTTCACCTATATTATAAATTCAATAATTTACTTTTTAACTCTCTATAAAAAACACTTAAAATACTCAAATGGTCAAAGATATATACTGGTTGCACACCTGCGCTAATTATCCATTTTTCCGTTTCAGTATCATCTATTGGATATGCTACTTCTATAATTTCTTCTTTTGGCATAAAAAAATTACCACCCATACACTTAGCAGTCGTTATTTTATATTTACCGGTCTTTAATATAAAATTCTTCATTTCATCATTTCCAAAATCTAACTTAACTTCCATAGTTTTTAATTTATTTATTATAGAACCTTTACATTTATTTTATTCAATGATGTATTAA